GGCGGGCGCGCCGAGGATGAACAACGCGCGCGTCGTGAATTCAATGGGCTCGGCTGTGTGCATCAGAAATCGCCCGTCGCACTGACGCTGACGAGATCGAGCCCGACCGCGAGCGCCGTTGCGTTGTTCGTCCGCCAGTTGCGAAAGCCGAGCATCGTCGTCGCGGCGGGCAGCGTGGTGCCGGGCGTCGTGTTGGCGAGCGTGCCTTCGGCCACATTGCCGGTGTTGAGTCGCTCGACACGGTAGCCGACTTTGGTGTTGTCGAGCGGATCACTGAACAAGATCAGCTCGTAAAGATCGGTGCTGCCAGCCTGAACGGGGAAGTTGCTGCCGAAGTCGATCGCGGCCTGCGCCGCACTGCCCCCGAACACGATCTGAAGGTTCGTGCTGCCCGAAAGCTGCGTGACGCCGATCTGATTGGTCAGCCCTGACGGTTCGACGTTCGTGGGCGCACCGGTAGCGCTCGACAGCCCGACGAACATACGCGCGCCGCTGACCGTGGCGGCATCCGACGGCACGAAGCGCGCGCAGTAGAAGAATCCGCCATTGCCCGAGC